AAGAAAGCGGGGCTCGCTAGAACCCCGCTTTGATTGAATTATAAATTACTTATTAAACTGCCCCAGTATAAGCAATAGTTGCTTCATCTGTACCACTAATATTACTTGGTAGTGCACTAAATGTGACTTCTAAGGAAATAACATCCTCAATACTATGGGTAGGAATCTCCATATGAGCAGTAGGGAAAGAAGCTGTCAGTCTAGGAGTTCCCGTAGAACCCCCAACATTAAATACTAAAGCGAAGGAGTTAGTTACTGTTGTATTAGCTGAGATTAAGTCTTCCCATAGATCATGGGTAGAACCGGTATCAGTATTAACATACGCAGTGAAACTTCCACCAATAGTACGAGCACCCGTTACATGTCCTATAGGTTGATCAACTTTACATAAAGTTTCCGGGGTTAAGAAAGTAATATTATTCTCAAAACTAATACTTCCTCCAGTTAAAACTACGTTATAGACTCCATCAGTTGATGCTCCTGGGAATGTGGTAGTATTAGCCGCAGTAATTCCAAGAGTAGTTAGACGGTTACGGATGAAGTTATCAGAAGCTGTGATATCTTCTGAAATAGTAGGAACAACTGGGGTTGTACCATCATCAGTAATAATACTACCAAAGCCACTCCAGCTAATCATAGCAATACCATCAATATCAAAATCAATACTAGCGCTATTAACTACACAACCTGCGATCTTATAAATAGTTGGGGCATCCCCGCTACAAGAACCAATTTCGAAGAGTAAATCGAAGGTCCCTAGAGTAGACTTATTAGAATCATTAAAATCAAAAATTACACTTGCGGGTGAGTTAGTTACCCCAGCAGCCCAAGAGGAGGCACCAGCAGCTGGTGGTGTCCAAGCATTTACAGCTACAAAGTTAGCCCAGAGAGCTTCCTCAATAGCGTGGTGATTAAGTACTGTATCTTCCCACTCGCCTGTGGCTGGTAAAGCTACAAAAGGTCTAACATAGCTAGAAAAACTCCACTCAGCGGGTGCATATGAATCATTGAACTGTACACGCCCTCGGCGTGAAACCCCGCCCGTAGACTCCATTTCTGCTAGAACTACTTCTGAGGCGTTAGTTGCTTGTGAAAAACTAAAACCATCCATTACTGGAATTTCCCAGATGTTAGAGCCTTGTTGTAGATACACCTTTGTATGGCGGGCAAAATATAGCTGTTCTGCCATGATATTCTCCTTTTAATCTTAGCCTATAGTAGTTTAATTGCAATTACAATTCATTCTAGCTAGTGGCTGTAGTCACTGATTTAGTAACTTGTTATTAATTCTCTTTGTTTCTTAAAAACATTTAGTATCTTACTTCACAGATAATTTCCCCAACGCCTAAAGGCTCTAAAACACCTTCATCGGTATCAATAGTTAATATTGATATTTGTTGAGTGTATTGAGTAGCTCCAAGACTATCTGTATAAGCTAATCGGCTGCTCTTTTCTAGTACGGTTTCTACATCCTCAAGAAGTCCTTCAAGGGCTAAAACCGCATCTTCTTCATTTACGTAACAGCGAATAGTAAGATTCATATATCTGTCTTTATATCCACCGCCTTGGTATACTCGGGTTTCCGACCCCGCGTTCAGGTGTATTGCAGGGAATTCATCTACTTCGTCCCAGAACTTAAGTCTAGGGTATACCTGGTTATCTAAAATTGTTCTATAAGGGAGAACCCCATCTATTACTTTAAGTTCTTCTACTAGAGCATTAACAATTCCCATGCGTCTAGTAGTATAAATTCTTTCTTCTGGGGGCATTATGTTCTCCTAGTATAGAATCTTTGATTGATAAGTCCTCTAGCTATTTCTCTTATTGACTGAATAATAATTTTTCTAGGGTCTCTGTCTGGAGTAGCTAATCTAGGGCTTCCTCCTGGATACTCAAATACTCCATAAGGTTCTCTTTGATAAGTAAACCCAATTGAAGGGTACCCTTTTGGAGTTGTAGCGATATCAGTTACTCTTGTACTGGCCGCAAATCGTCCTGTTCTATAATTAAGTTTAGGGGTCCCCATATTATTCGCTACAGTTTCTGGTAATCTCATATTAATTATTGGAATTAAACTATTTAGATTAACTATTGAAGACTTAGGTCTTTTAAACTTATTAATAGGTACTTTATTATCTATACTAGTATTTGCAATAACTGTCGCATTTGGCCTCACTTTTTTAACTACAGGCTTTTTAGAAGACTTTTTGATTTTAGTATCTTCCGTCTTTACTCTAGCTCCTTTAATCTTTACAAATCCTTTTGTGGAGGCTTTAATTAACTCTTTTCTTCTTTTACTGAGGAAAGAGTCTGAGCCTTTGAGTTCTAAAGGATTTTTTCTAAGTTTTGGTAAGACCTTCTCAATTCTTCTAGCATATTTAGCTAGTAGTTTTTTATCACTAGCGTTTAGTTTTTTATTTTCATAAGCAGAGCCTATACTAACATTTATCTCTTCTAAATCATCATCTTTACTAAGAGTTATGTTTATTCCTAGATTTTTTAAATATTCTGAAACATTATTATCAGTAGCCATTAAGTCTTTTATAGTTCTACTTACTGATTTAGCTCTTTGATTGGCTACAACACTATCACTACCATGAGTAATGTCTTGAAAGTGACTTTCGTTAAAAGTTTTACCATACTGCTGGTATATCTCTTCTAAGTTATTATAAAATTCTTCTTGAGTTTCTCTCTTTAACTTTTTAATAGTTCTAAAAGTGGAGTTACCACGTTGATAGAATACTATTTCAAAACTACTAGAAGAGGAGGCTATTACCTTAGCTCCTAAGGCTTCGGTAGTTCTTGAAGTAAAAACAGTTCTTAAAGCATTAAAGTAATCTGTAGTTAGAGATACTACTTCCCTATATAATGATTTATGTAAGTATACTGGCACTCCCTGTATCGCTACCTGTTGAATAGTACCAGATATTAAAGCTTTCTTACTTAAACTAAACCTATGAATTTTAGGGTCTGAGAATGTATTTCTGAAGTCTCGTTGTAGTTTTTCATCTCCACGTAAAATTTCTCTATGTAGGTACTCTAAATAACTATGTAAGCTACCTTGACTCATTAAGGAATCCTATATAGATCTAGTACACGTTTAATATGATCAGGGAACCCAACATTTCCAGTAAGAGTTCCTGAAGGGTTATGCATAGAAGCACTACCTAAATTACGAGTAATTTTGTGTTCTTCTTTCATATAATAAGAGGTCAAATCTATCATAGCTAATTTTAGGTCTGCTGGTGTAGACGCATAACCGGCTGTATAAGTCACCTTAACCGCATCTATGCCAACAGGCCAGTATGCTCCTATTCTTCTAACAGAATCCGTCTTTAAATCAACAGCGTATTCTGTGAGTTCCGTTAGTGTGTAGTAAGCTTCACTAGTAGAAGATCTTTCTGAAACCCCGCTAACCACTAAGATTGGGGACTCAGTTACCTGCACATCGCAACCTTGCCAGTCGGGGGAGAAATACTCATCTAACGGAGTAGTAGCATAGTCTAAAAAAGTATTATTACAATAGGTTTTAACGAGCTGACTTACAGAAGATATAATAATCCCCAGACGTTCGTCATCTTTAACGCCAGTGAGAGCTTTTGCTTGCTTATAAGTTTCAGTAGTTAGTAGTTCAGCCATAAATCAACTCGTTAAAACCGAGGGGCCGAAGCCCCTCAGCTATTCTTAAACTACTATTAAGCTAGTTTATATTGTAGTGAAGCAACAGACTTAGCATCAGTGATAATGTCGTCGAAGCCTAAACGTTGTGTAGCAACTAGAACGCGGTTTTGATCTTTAACGCTGTAGTCACTTTCTACACGCATACCACGAAGACGAGGCATGATGAAGTTACGTGGATTAACACAAATTGCGGCGTGAACTGAAAGGCCTTTAGCAGCAAATTCGTCACAAACAATTACGTTTGTTCCGTAAACACTACCTACAGAACCTTTCAGCTTAGTAGCATCTGCGCCGACTATATTAATATCAGTCCACTCAGTATCTTCAATTAGATTATAATATGCATCTAGAGAAACGATGTAAGTTACATCAGAAGGCTTAAGACCATATTTACCCATTGCTTTACGCATGTCGAACAGATCAGCTGCAGTAATTACATCAGCAGCCGCAAAACCACTAGCTCCCTGATCGATATTAGTACCGGCATCTTTAGCTGTTTCTGCAAGACCGTCCCATAGTCCAGTAGCATAAACACTACCAGCGAAACCACCCAGTAGAATACCCTGCTCAACTGAACGAGCGTGAGAGCGTACCATAGCCTCTTTGATAAGACCTAAGATAGGGATGATTGCATCTTCTTCGGTCTCGTTTCCAAGATAAGAAGTACTAATCATACGAGCAGTAGTGATAACTTTCTCAGTTAGATCAGCACCCGCATGGGTTCCAAATGCAGCAGAACGCTCGTCAAGGTTACCTTTAGGAGCAGTTTGAGTTGCATTACCAGCATTACGAGCAGCAGTCTCAACATAACCTGAGTCTGGCATGATCGGAATAGTCATAGTATTAGAAGTCATTGGAATCTCACGGAATAGAGGAGCCAGCACTAGGGCTAGTTCAATATCACGCTCGATATTAGTAGAAATTACAGATTCGTAATCAGTACTGGAAACTTCAACACCAGATGTAGTAGAGACAACTTTCTCTCTAACTAGTTTACCTTTAGCAGTATCCCAACCCTTGCCAGTAGCAAGACCTAAAAGGTGCGCGTCTACGATTTCGTCAGCATGCTCTTTTCTCCAGTCGCCGGTAGCCCCGCGATCAGTAAAGTGGCGCTTAGAAGTACGAATGTTATCGATCTCAGCAGATTTAGAAACTAGATCTGTTTTAAGTTCAGCAACAATAGCTTCGAGGGACTCATTTTTGTCATTGAAGCGCTTCTCAATGTCAGTAAGTAGAATCTCAGCAGCAGTAGTAACTTTAATACTAAAGTCTTTGTCTGCTTTGTCTGCGTCTTCTTGTGCTTTCTTCTCAGCAGCAGCATTTTCAATCATTTCTTTACGAGTAGCCTCTGCAGCATCTGCAGCAGCTTTATTTACCATTTCTTGAATTTCTTCAGGTGTAAGCATTTTTGTCTCCATTTTTAACGAGATTTCCTCGTCAGCTTTTGCCTTGTCAGTAGCTTCTTTAGCTTTTGCTAATTCTTCTTCTGATTCTTCGGCTGGTTTGAATTGTTTAACGTACTCATCATATTCTTGTTTGGAATCAAACGATTTGGACAGTGAAAAAGTTGCGTCCTGGTTGCAGGGAACTGAGACAACTGACGTCTCGTATAATTCCGCATCTTTAATTAAAAAACCATCTGTTGCTGAAATGTAATCAGCATCTTTAATCATGAAGCCAACTGAAAAAGTAGTAAGGACTCCATCTTTGATTAATTGTTGCAACTCAAGGTCTGCACTAGAAATTTCTGCATCTATTTCTAGACCTCGGTCCGTAACAGAAATAGCAGTTGCTCTACCAATAGGCTTGTTATAATTGTGGTTGAAAAGAATAATAGGATTTTTCTTATAACTCTCTATACCACCTTTACTCCAAGCTTCTGGAAGAATAACGTCACCAGCTCTATCAGTATCTGCAGTACTAGCAAACCCAGAGATTTTAAGCTTACCCGCTTCAGTTTCTTTAGCTTTGAAGCTAGCGTTTAGATGAAGAATCTTATTTTTAATCATTCTTTACCTCCGCTTTAGGCACTTTAACCTCTTTGACTGCATTCTTAATTACAGCCTCAGCCTCTTGCTTAGCTTTTTCTTCGGCTTCAATCCTTGCGTCTTCAGCGTCAATCTTTGCATTTTCAGCTTTAATCTCTGCATCAATTTCTTCTGGAGTTAATTGTTCTATTCCTACAATGTTTTCGTAATCTTCGGGGAAGTTTACTTTAATCATTCTAGGAAGTCTGCTCCAATTCCCTAGAAGTCTTTTTATATTTCTAGGTGGAATTGGGGTGTCTTTTTGCTTAGCATAAGTATTCTTATCTAATATTTCGCCTTTCTCTAAAAAATAATCAGTAAGCGTTCTTAATGCTACAGCTTTTCTGCTTGGTCTCATTTTTTACCCTCTTCCTCTTTAGGTCTTCCACCCTCACTTGGGTTTACGGCACTTCCAGCCACATTAGCAGGAATTCGTATTTCATCATGTCCATCCATTGGTTTTTTACCTATTAACTCTCTAGCTTCGTTGGCGCTAATAATACCACCATTAACTAAGGCAGCAAAATAAGAGGCCTGTTCACTTAATTCTGGTTGTAGTGCTGGGGTATCTGTTATATCCTCTTTCACTTGATAACCAAAAAATCTTTCAAAAGCAAAGTTTATTTTCCTAACTATAGGTAGTACAGTTTCTAAGTAGAATAATCTATGGTTAGGTCTTATATTTGCATTGTTTCCTCCGTCTAGTAAGATTGGAGGTACTCCTAAAGCTTTAAGTATAATTTTCTCATTATCAGCAATGGACGCCTGAAAGTCTAGCTCTTTAAAGTTTATGTCAGTGAGAGATGCTACTTCGAGTCCTCCGTCTAATAATAAAGGTCTACGACCACCCCCAGAAGGGCTATAACGCATTTGCCACGACTTTAGTAGGCGTTCTTTTATCTTTTCACTTAATGTATTAGGAGATTTTATTATAAGACCAGGAACTGCCCCATTTTTAAAGAAATTATCTTGGAAACCCCGCATCGAGGTGAGTAGGGCCATTGTTCTAGTAGCCGGTCTTAATCTAGATATTCCTCTATATATAGAGAAAAAGGAGTTTTCTTTAACATGAATAATTTCATTAGGGAAGTACTTAATCTGACCCTCGTAGTCATAGTAATCAACATAAGTTACTGGGTCTGAATGAATTGTTACTTTATCGGCAGGGAGGTGATACAGGTGAGTACCATCGAAATATATAAAAATGTTCCCATCAATAATTAGATCAATGATTAAGTTTCGTCTAAAAGTATTAATATCTTGAAATGGGTTAGGCTCTCTATTTAATAGTCTATCTACGGTAACTCTACGAACACCTTTATACACCGCCGTGTTGTCTAAAGCTTCTCCGACTGCACTTTTGATTTCAGCAGAGTCATCAACAATCATGTTAACACCCCTGTTGACTATTTCAATAGACTCATACTGCTTTCTATAATTAAATATAATTTCTCGACTAGCTATACTATCTCCTTCATTAAGGGATATTATAGACTGAGCGGGATTCAACTT